GTATCTGAGGATGAACTTAGACCAGCCTTTCAAAAATTGGTGTTGGTGCTTGGGGATGTTGGCAAAGCCCAAAGTGCACTATCACTTGCAATGGACATTTCAGCGGGCACTGGCAAGGATCTCAGCGCAGTATCAATGGCATTGGCAAAAGGTTATTCAGGCCAAACCACGGCCCTTAGCAGACTCGGTGCAGGTTTAGATAAAGCATTGTTGGCCTCTGGTGATATGGAAGCAATCACCGCGCAATTGTCCAAACTCTTTGCAGGTCAAGCACTTACAGCTGCAAAAACTTATTCAGGCCAAATGGCAATTTTGCAAGTATCTGCACAAGAAGCCAGCGAAACCATTGGATTTGCACTTATCAATTCATTGATTGAACTAGGCGGGCAAGATGGGGCTAAGAATCTAGCCGCACAAATGGAAGCAACCGCAACCGCGACGGCTGAAGTAATTGCAGGGCTTACAGTGATGGCAGCCAAATTAAAAGCCTTGCCCGTAATTGGTGATGTTGGTGGTGGCACTTCAATACTTGGTGCAATTGTTAATGGACTTCGAGCATTAGGCCGTGCCTCAAATGAGGCAAAAATAAGCAAAAGTGATGCCAATGTTTTTGATCGTGGCCTTAACAATCGTGCATTGGATTTAGCAACAAAGATTGTGGCAAAGAAAAAAGAAGCTGCAAAAATAGATAAAGTAGCAGCAGCCAACACCAAACTTAAAGGAATGTTTGACATTGATGCAGCACAGATCGCAGCTGCACTAAAGGGCAATATCAGCGAACTAGACCGCAAGAGCCTTTTGGCAATGCAAGCCTTAAAAACCGAGGACAAAAACGACGATATAACAGCCCTGAAAGAATTAGAACAGGCAAAGATTAACGCTGATATGGCCGACCGTTCACGCAAGATTTCAGCACTTCAGGACACCATAAGCATCAACAAATTAGCCCTTGCAGATGTTGAAAGCACTTTGGCAAAGATAACCAAATTGCCGGTGCCAATTGTCACTTATGCCGGTGGATTATTTGCAGGTACTTCCCTTGCACCATCTGGCACAAACGCTGGAACTCAAGCACCAATTGCACCATCAATGCCAGTGATGCCAAGCACAAACGCAGGCGGGGCTACTGCACCTGATTTAAGTGGTTACAGCGCAACAGAATTAAAACAAGGCCTATTGGGGCCAACCACCGTAAATATGACCTTCAACGCTGGGGTTATATCTGAGGAAGCCAAGTTGGCAAGAATTATGCAAGCAGCATTGCAAGAGGCTAACCGCAACGGTTGGAGCACCACAGGTTTGGCTAGTTAATGAGCCTGCCAGCAATTGCGGTAATTCTTAACTTCTCAAGTGGCCCATCATTTGGGCAAGCAATGATCATTGGATCTGGTGTACTTGGCGTGAATGTTTTGGCCGATTCTGCAACCATCACAGCCGATGTTTCAGACACAGTGCAGGCCGTAAATATCAGCCGAGGCCGTAACGCACTCAGCGATGTATTTCAGACCGGTACTTGCAGTGTTGTGATTGCAGATCAAGAAGGTGCATTTAACCCCGAAAACACGGCCAGCCCTTATTACGGCTTAATACAACCATTGCGCAAAATTACGATTACTGCCACAGATCCGGCCACTGGGATTGTTTGGGCGATGTTTGCGGGTTACACCACTGGGTTTAATTATCAGCAAAGCCGAGATGTTGGAGTTGTCAGCACTACGACAATTACAGCCGTGGATGGATTCAGACTTGCCAACCTTGCCACGCTTACAACCGTTGCAGGATCCTCAGCCGGTGATCTATCTGGCGCGCGGATTGGGCAAATACTAGATGCCATTTCTTGGCCAGCCTCAATGCGAGATATTGATGCAGGGCAAACTACAGTGCAAGCAAATCCCACAACTAGCGCAACAGCCCTTGCAAAATTACAACAGTGCACCGATTCAGAATATGGCAGCATTTACATTGATGCCTCGGGCAATATGGTTTTTCAGGATCGAGCCTTCACTGCATCCAGCATTGGTGCCACCCCAACGGTGTTTGCGGATGATGGCAGTGGGATTCCTTATTCACAGGTCAAGTTCTTATTTAATGATGATTTGGTTTACAACTCTGGCAGTGTTACGCGAATTGGTGGCACGGCTCAAACAGCCGAAAATGCAGCATCCATTGTCCTTTACTTCAAACACTCATACAACCGTACTGATTTAATTATGCAAACCGATGCAGTGGCCTTGGATTATGTTAGGGCTTATATTGCATCTAGGCAAGCAACCGCGGTGCGTACGGATATGTTGAGCATTGATCTAAACACAACCAGCACGGCCGGTGTTACAGCTGCATTGAAGTTGGATTATTTCGACCCAATCACGGTAAAAAGCACGCAACCGGCTGCATCTGGCACCAGCACCCTTGACAAAACTTTGCAGATTTTTGGTGTATCTCACGCGGTTACGCCAAACACTTGGGTTACGACCTTCACAACCCTTGAACCAATCATTGACGCATTCATTATTGGGTCAAGTCAATACGGGATTTTAGGCACTTCAGTTGTATCATACTAATATGAAAGAGGTTAAATAATGGCAGGTGCAGGCTATAAATTATATGCAACCGGTGATGTGCTCAGTGCATCCGATGTAAACACCTATTTACAGCAGCAAACAGTTATGGTTTTTGCCTCAGCTGCCGCCCGTACTTCTGCTTTATCAGCGGTTTTAGCCGAAGGTATGATGAGTTATTTACAAGACACTAATAGCGTAGAAGTCTATAACGGTACTGCTTGGGCTGCCGTAGGCGGTAGTGGTGGTGGTATGACTTTACTATCAACTACAACACTATCGGGCGCGACTACCACTATTAGTTCGATAGATCAGACTTACAATTCATTATTTTTAGTTATGTATGGCGTTACTAATGCAACAGGTAACGGACAATTTAAACTAGGCCCAAACAATAATAATACAATATCAGATTGGGTAATGCAAACAAACAGTAACAACGCAATAGCCACAGATAAAGAAACTGCAGGAATGATTTATTTTAATTACACCTCTAACACCACAGACCGTACAAGTGCTAATAATGCTTGGTCTATGCGTATTGATAACTACGCCTCTACTACAAATTACAAAGTTTTTAACATAAGCGGTTTTTATGTAGCAGTTAGCGGTAAAGTAACTCATCAAACGCAGGGCGGTATTGCCACAAATACGGCTATTAGTTCTTTAGTTTTTACAAATGCCGGTGGTAATTTCTCTACTGGTACGGTTCTACTTTACGGAGTTAAATAATGCCAAATCCAATAATTAGAGTGCATAATGTTGAAACAAACGAAATTGTTAACCGTGAAATGACAGCTGCAGAATTAGCGGAGTTTAATGCGCAAAAAGAATTAGACACGCAAAAGGAAATAGAGCGCGAAACAAGGGCAACGGCTAGAACTTCAGCACTTGCCAAACTTGCAGCACTGGGACTAAATGCAGATGAGATTGCCGCGCTTTAATTGCCAAAATTAAAATCAGATAATGGCTGGCCTGCATCTCAAGATCCAGCCGTAATTGGGATTAAGTCTTATGCGATTAAAGGCACAACAATTAAATTGCGATGCGCTGAGAAGGTTGCACCATTGCTGGTAGGCTTTGCAGCAGAGTTTCACGCAACAATTGAGCCGATAGATCACGGTAGCCTTGATGATTGGGGCTATGCATTTAGAATGGTGCGCGGTCGTGAGGATCGCCTAAGCAATCACAGCAGTGGCACGGCCATTGACTTAAATGCTAGTAAGCATCCACTTGGCGCAGAGCACACATTTGACGAGGGCAAGGCAGCAATGATCATTGAACTAGCTGCTAAGTACGGATTGAAATGGGGCGGTACTTATCGCAACCGCAAAGATGAAATGCATTTTGAAGTTTGCCTGACCCCTAAACAGGCAACAGAGCGCATCACTGCGCTTGGATTGGAGCAGTAAATGGCAACACAAATAAAAGCAGCTTGCGGGACTTATATCCGCGCTTTGCTAACCATCCTATTGACCTTGATGGCCACAATAGGAAAATCACCAATTGAGTTTTCTGGTGAGGATTGGAAAATGGTAGCCAATGGACTTTGGGCATCTCTTTTGCCGGTCATTATGCGTGCATTAAGCACTAATGATGACAAATACGGTAGAGCACCAAAAGAATAGAGCCCGACACGCGGGGCAGATGTTGCGCAATGTCTGCCCCTAGTGTCACACTGATAGTCCGGACTAGGAAAGGACTAGAAATGAGAAGGTTAAAAACAGATGTTGAGCACATTTACAACCACATAGGCGAGTTATATGCGGAAATTGAAAAGTTAAAAAAGCCAGTTACTAGAGCAATAACTATGGATCGTAATAGTTTTCCTAAAAAGAAAAAGCGCACCCGTAGGCCAGAATTGCCACACCGTCTTTGGACAGCGGCCGAGGATCAGATTTTGCACGATTGGTACAATGGTGGCGTAAGCACTAAAGCCATAGCAGCTAAATGCAACCGATCTATTGCAGCAGTGGAAACACGCATTTACCTAAAAATCAAAGCCAATGAATTGCAATTGAGGGCAGACTAATGGCGGCCAACACAGCCTTTGCAGTGATGGTGGCAATGTACATAGCAATTTGTTTTGGATGCGTACTTCTTGGCTACGCAATAGGCCACCGAGATGGCAAGCACATAGGTTACAAACGAGGCCGTGCGATCGGCTACACCAAGGCCAAGCAGGATTGGAACCTAACTAATGGCATTTAACCTAGATGATTACCAACCAGTTGATGAGCGGATTGCCCTATTTTGGGTGAAATATCCTGAAGGTCGGATTGATACCGATTTGGTGTTTAACGATGGCAAGTGCTTTATTATCAAAGCCACTGCCTATCGTAATGACGGCACGATTATTGCCACAGATTACGCCCAAGAGATCATTGCAACTCACGGTGTAAACGCTAACTTTGCCCTTGAGAATGGTTGCACCAGTGCGATTGGCCGAGTGTTGGCCACGGCTGGATTTCAAGCCAAGATTGGCAAACGCCCAAGCCGTGAGGAAATGGCTAAGGTGCAAAGGGTTGCAGCTGGTGATTCAGTGCCAAACGATGATCTTTGGAACAAACCAGCAGATCCAGATTTGGCAACGGCAATGCAAGTATTGAGTGCAATTGCTACACCTATTGAGCGTGAGCCAAATGAGCGTGCGCATCCTTGCAAGCACGGCACTAGAGCCCATAAGAGTGGAACCAGTGCAGCGGGCAAGAAATGGGAAGGCTACTTTTGCGAGGCAACACCTAAGAGCCAACAATGCGCCCCAGTGGGGATGGATGGCAAAGAGTGGGTGAAGCGTGGGTGATCTAGAGATTTACTTCCCAGACAAAACAGCCCTGCACTTCACAAGCACTGGTGTAAGTGAGCACGATTCTGAAATCTGCGATGGATGCAACACTAGGCAATTTACAACCGGTGGCATTATGAGTGATCAGATATTTGTCTGCGCCAAGTGCCGAGTGATTGATCGCAATGAATGAACTGCAACTATTCACTTACCTAAAGAGCCGGTACATACCTGATCTATTGATGAACCCTGATCCAGTTGGCCGGTTTGATTGTGAGAGCGAGCAGCTAGGGGTTTACATTGAACTTAAGAGCCGTCAAACTCATTATGATGAACTGATGATTGAGCGCGACAAGTACCACGCAGTAACTCAACGGGCTTGGGTAAATGGCAAAACCGCGCTTTACATCTGCTCAACACCTAAGGGCATTTGGTCATTCAACCTTAACAAACTCACAATGCCAGCGTGGTATTACTTTGATGGATTGCCTGCAACGACTGAGTTTACAAACACTGACACAGTAACCAAAGTTGTGGGATTTCTACACATTAGGCGAGGCAAAAGGATCGGTGCTTATGGAGCAAACAATGCTTGATGGCATCCGATACTTCAAGTGCCGAGGCGTATGCCAAGGGCCTGCACCATTTAGCACATACACCTGCTACGACCTGCCAGAGGGGCTCTCAATGATTCAATGCCTTGATTGCCTATTTGTCACAGTGGCAATGGATGATCAGGCCTTAAAACGCAAACCACGCACTTTGGAAGGGGAGTTCAACTAATGGATCGAAACATAAGCCGATGCACTGGATGTGGGCAGTGGTTAGAAGCGACACACCGAGATTGCA